GCTCCAGTGAACTTCTTCCATAGCCAATACTCGTGGTCATCGGCAATAAAGCCAATATCATCTCCGTTGACTCGTAACGGAAGGTTCTTTGCGAACCTCCAGTCTAGAGCCGCTAGAGTAGCCGCGGCGTTGACTAAGCAGAGGATAGGGAACGACATGGGGGAGCCCATTAGTTGGCCCCAAGTCTGATCAACAACCACCTCGTCAGGATAGTGAAGACGGTGACCGCACAAGGCCTTTCTGCCTAGTGCCGCGTACGGAGTATCGATCAATCTCTTGTACCCATCTTGCCAAATACCAGTCCGGGAACAAATAGCTTCCCAGGCATAGATACTTAGTTCAGGGCGGAGATTATCCGTCGCTGCCTTATAGTCACCACTCACATAGAACTTCCCGACAGGGAGCTCGGCATGCTGTCTAAATGCCTCAACCCATGATTCATCATCAATGGGGTGCCCAATGTATTGGAAGATTGGGTGAGCTCGGAGCGTTGAGTGCATGAATTTCTGCAACTCAATCGTTCGGTAATACTCTGCGGCCTGGCCCTTAGTGATCATACGGACTTTCAAGGGCTCCAGGATTGGGACTGGCACAGCTTCAAGGCGCTCATCGAGGCGCGACTCCCAGAGGTCATCAACATAGTCCTGAAATCCAGCTACTACATCGTCCCCCGGAATGAATCGTATCTCTTGGCAGCCCTCCTTCGCCGTCCACGTCATTCCAAACAGCTTATCGGAATCTAAACTCACTGGCATTTCAAAGCCCATCAACAGCTCGCCGAACGCTCCCGCCTCACTTAGCTTGTTCTCATAACAGGCTCGGAGGGAAGGGAGTGGGTCCTTATGGCTGAAGAGTTTATATCGGAATAGCTTATCGCAGATGTTGTCGATCTGACTTTTGACTCGACTAAGGATAACATCGGTCTCGCGATCCGTGATTATCTCCTCTTTCGTCAAGGCCTTCTTATGATCAAGGAAGGTGTTCTCAACGAACTTCGGAGGAGCGACAGGATCCCCAAGTTTGGACATGAGGATGTCGTAAGCACATCTACGTGAGGGCCAGTTCCCGGCCCTGCCACGCGACATCACGGTGCGGAGAGCACGACCGACGTCGCCTCCCACGATGCCACCAGCCTGCTCACCTTCCTCGAAGGCTCCAGGGGCTAGTGGTAGTTCGTCTTGTGCCATCGAGTACGCAAAGATGTATGAGGTATGGAATTTCAGCCACTTCATGGCCGAACCCTCCTCCGAACGCTTTGTGTACCTTGCTACGAAAGCAGCATGCTCCTTTGCACAAGACCCTATGCGTACAGGACACCGCTTCAAAGAACGAAGGATAGCGGTCCACGCATCTTCCGACCATTGGATATGGTCAGGCTCAGTGCCACGCTGGGAAACTCG